TCTTTAACTAATACTATCCACTTTGACAATTAATACCCACCATATTAGACCAGCAAGTTTAACTTATGGTCAACTAAAGGAGAAACTTTATGGATGAAATCTTACAAATGTATGAGAGGGAAGGGACTCCCATCCCTTTAGACATCATGGTAAGAGCTGTAGAAACTTACGGCTATCTTATCGAAACTAACTATCCACTAGAGGATGAATTGCATGGCGAATGATTATATCGGGGTAGTGACCCCAGCGGGTACTGCCATATACCCACACCTCACACAGCCTGACACTAAGTTCAATGCTATGGGCGAGTACAAGGTGAGCCTAGCTATTGATGAAGTAGAGGCTGCACCTCTTATTGAAAGTATTGAACAGGCTACTAAACAGGCTGAAAAGTTAATACCACAGGGCAAACGCCCGAAAATGGCTGAACCACCTTACTTCAACGAGCTAGATGACCAAGGCCAAGAGACTGGTCGTGTTGTCTTTAAGTTCAAAATGAAGGCAAAGATTAACACTAAAGATGGTCGCACTATTGAGATGAGTCCAAAGCTGTTCGATGCACAAGGCACTCTAGTCAATGACGTTGACAGCATCTGGGGTGGCTCAACACTAAGAGTATCTGCTGACCTTGTTCCTTACTATGTAGCAACTACAGGTGCTGGTGTTAGTGCAAGACTGAAAGCAGTTCAGATTATCGAACTGAAAACTGGAGGTGGCAGTAATGCCGAGTCATTTGGATTTGAAGCAACGGAAGGCTTTACCGCAGAACAGGAACCGACAGCTAAGGAAGAAGGCTTTGTCTATGAAGAAGACGAAGAGGACTTCTAAATTTAGGAGCGGTTTAGAGGAGAAAGTAGCTGACGAACTGAGGCAACTAGGAGTGCCGTTTCATTACGAGCCTCCTGGTTGGGTCATCTACCAGAAGCCTCACAGCAAATACAAACCAGACTTTGTTCTGCCTAACGGAATCATTGTTGAAACCAAAGGGCAGTTCCTAAGTTCAGACAGGTCGAAGCATAAGTTAATCAAAGAGCAGAACCCTGAGCTAGACATACGGTTTGTATTTTCAAATTCACGAACACGAATCGGGAAAAAATCTAAGACAACATACGGAATGTGGTGTGAGCGATTGGGTTTCGAGTATGCAGACAAGAGTATCCCTCGTAGCTGGCTGAAAGAAACTCTCCCGACCAAGACAAAGGAGACAACAAAGGCGTTACTAAAATGCAAACAAGGAAAGAAACTAAGGAAATAATTATCCACTGCTCTGCTACTAAACCGAGCATGAAAGTGGATGCAACCGTCATCGACAGGTGGCACAGGGAAAGGGGGTGGCTGAAGATTGGTTACCATTACGTCATAGGGAGGGACGGAACGATTGAAATAGGTAGGGATGTTGACTCCATAGGCGCACACGCCAAAGGCTACAACGCAAGTTCCATAGGTATCTGCTTGGTAGGCGGGTTGTCAGAAGATGGCGAACCCGAAAACAATTACACAGATGCCCAGTGGGACATGCTTTGGGTCTTGGTTAAAGGCTTGGAGACCACCTTCCCTGAAGCAAAAGTTATAGGGCATAACAATGTATCATCAAAGACATGCCCTAATTTCGATGTAGGAGAATGGTATGCAAACGGATACAGAGCAGACTAGCACCTGTATCAACCATGAACCCTGCCCAGAGTGCGGGTCAAGAGATAATCTGGCCCGTTACTCGGATGGTCATGGGTATTGTTTTGGCTGTGGTTACTATGAAAAAGGTGAAGGAATGGAAACAGAAGGTTCCCCATTTGAAGAAGAGAAAGAAGATAACTCATTGTTTATCAACAGGTTCAAGGGAGAACTTAAAGCACTTCCTAAGCGTGGTATCAATGAAGATACATGCAGAAAGTTTGACTACCGTGTTGCACAACACAACGGGAAGACCTGTCAGGTAGCGAACTACTTCAAAGATGGAAAGGTTGTAGCCCAGAAACTTAGATATGCCGACAAGACATTCCAGTGGGTTGGCTCTGTAAAAGACTGCGGTCTGTATGGACAACACCTTTGGCGTGAAGGAGGCAAGCTTATAGTTGTGACTGAGGGTGAGCTAGATGCTCTCTCAATGTCACAGGTTCAAGGCAACAAGTGGCCCGTGGTGTCAGTCAAGAACGGAGCGCAAGGTGCTAAGAAGGACATACAGAAGTCCTTAGAGTTCCTTGAGGGCTATGAGACAGTAGTCTTTATGTTCGACATGGACGAGGCTGGACAGAAAGCAGCTAAGATATGTGCTTCAGTCCTATCTCCAGGCAAAGCAAAGATAGCTTCACTTCCACTTAAAGATGCAAACGAGATGCTCGTTCAGGGTAAGTCAAAAGAACTTATCAGTGCCATGTGGGAAGCTAAGACGTTCAGACCTGATGGGATTGTATCAGGTGATGACCTTTGGACTGCGGTGTCAACCCAAGAGATAGTAGAGAGTGTTGACTACCCATACAAAGGGCTGAATGAAAAGACGAGAGGACTCAGGAAGTCTGAGCTAACGACCATCACAGCAGGGTCAGGCATAGGTAAGTCTAACTTAGCCAGAGAGATTGGCTATCACCTTATAAAATCAGGTGAAAGTGTGGGCTTTATCATGCTTGAAGAGACTGTGAAGCGAACCGCTTTAGGGCTAATGGGACTTCACTTGAACAAGCCGTTGCACTTGGGTTTGACTACGGCAACAGACGAGGAGATGCGTGATGCCTACGATACAGTCATTGGAAACAGTAGCACTTATTTTTACGATTCTTTCGGTAGCACAGCTATCGATAACCTTCTTAACAGAATCAGATTTTTGGCCCAGGGGTGCGAGTGCAGCTACATTGTACTTGACCACCTTTCTATTGTGGTTAGCGGCTTGGGTGATGGTGATGAACGGAGGCTGATAGATAATGCTATGACTGCCCTAAGAACTCTAGTCCAAGAGACTGGCGTAGGGCTGATACTGGTATCTCACCTAAAGAGACCTGAAGGTAACAGAGGTCACGAAGAAGGCGCACAAACTAGCCTGTCACAACTCAGGGGTAGCCATGCTATCGCTCAGTTATCTGACATGGTGATAGGACTGGAGCGTGACCAACAAGGTGAGGCTTCCAACACAACTACAGTGAGGGTACTTAAGAACCGCTTCAGTGGAGAGACAGGTGTAGCTTGCCATGTCCAATACAATCCACAGACGGGACGGTTGCTAGAGTGCAATCCAGAATTTAATGAGGTGACAGATGAGTTCTAGGAGGGTATATGAAGACAAGAATACATGTTAATCAACACCATATTAGAGCAAACAATAATGGTGAAGACCTGCCTGTTCTTACTATTAAAGACTACAAGCAAAACAGAAAAGCCAACTCCGCAAAGATTATTAAGGATGGCGAAGTTGTTTGTAAGGTCGTGTATTCACCTGACAAGCCTCTGTCTTGCGGAGCTAAGGTTTGGATTGAAACAGATTTGGAGGTAGAAGATGAGTTCTGAAGAAGATGATTACGACACACTTATGAAAGCCGATGGTTTTGACCTAGCGATTATAGGTGTAGCAGAGCGCATTGGCATGAAGCCTTGTATTGCTTACTCCTACGAGCAGTGTGTTGAAATCTTAACGCAACAAACAGAGATGACTGAAGAAGAAGCCGTTGAGTACATGGACTTCAATGTGTGTGGTGCTTATGTAGGCGAACAGACACCCATCTTTATCCATGAGTGGGAGACTTACGATGCCTAAACCACAGCTATGTGTATTTGGCACTGAGCATACTTGGTGCTATGTAGACAACAACCAGCTTCCTGTATCACCGCCTTTCCAAACGAAACTAGAAGCTAAGGAATGGGCTAAACAAAACATTAAGGAGGGCGTAAGGAATGCCATCTTATATCTTTGACCTAGAGACTGACGGTCTTCTCGATGATGTCACCAAGGTTCACTGCATAGTCCTGAAAGATATAGACACAGGTGAAGCCCTTGGTTATCACGGCAGAGGCGTATGGACTGAAGCCATACCCAAGCTAGAGAAGGCCGACATGATATGCGGTCACAACATTATTAAGTACGACATCCCTGTACTACAGAAGCTAGGTGCTTTTAATCCGCAAGGACAGATAAGAGACACCTTGGTTTGCACTCGCCTGATATGGGCTGACATAAAGCAAGCCGACTTCAGAAGAACAGACTTCCCTAAGAAGCTGATAGGTAGCCACAGCCTTCGGGCATGGGGTCACCGCATCGGTAACTACAAGGATGACTATGATGGTGGGTGGGAAGAATACTCTGAAGAGATGATGGAGTATTGCTTTCAGGATGTTGAAGTAACTAACACACTTTGGCAGAAGATAGTTGCCAAGGATTACTCTGAACAATCAATCGAACTTGAACATGAAGTTGCTGAAATTATTTACAGGCAGGAGACTGCTGGATTTGCCTTTGACACAGAGACTGCGGGTAAGCTATATGCGAAACTATCAGGACGAAAGCTCGAACTTGAAGAGCAGTTAGCGGAGATAATCCCACCTTGGTCTGTGCAGCTTAAAACTAAGGTAAAGCTTATACCATTCAACCCAGCATCCAGAGACCAGTGTGCAAAAGTCCTGAAGCAATACGGATGGAAGCCCACTGAGCTTACAGCAAAAGAGAAGCCTAAAGTAGATGAAACAACTTTAGCAGCGATTGTTAATAACCCCGAAGGTAAAGACACAAAGCTAGTCAGCCTAGCCGAAAAGATGGGCGAGTATTTTCTACTCATCAAACGACTAGGGCAGTTAGGAGATGGAAGCCAGGCATGGCTCAAGGTAGAGCGAGGGGGGCGCATACACGGGTCTTGTAATACGAACGGAGCCGTCACAGGGAGAGCAACACATGCTTACCCTAACGTGGCACAGGTTCCGTCCTGTGGTGCGCCCTATGGCAAGGAGTGTCGAGAACTATTTACAGTGCCTAAAGGCAAGAAGCTAGTGGGTGTCGATGTGTCTGGCTTGGAGTTGAGATGCTTGGCGCACTACATGGCTAAGTATGATGGTGGAGCATACGGTGAGACTGTTGTGAATGGTGACATACACTCAGCTAACCAAAAGGCAGCAGGACTGGAGACACGCCCCCAAGCCAAGACTTTTATCTATGGGTTTCTCTACGGAGCAGGTGTAGGGAAGCTAGGTGAGATTGTAGGGGCAGGAGCAGATGAAGGCGCAGAACTCAAAGATAGATTTTTAAAGAAGATACCTGCACTCGCAAAGCTGATTGATGCAGTACAGAAAGCATCAGAGAGAGGCTACTTGGTTGGACTTGACGGTAGGAAACTAAACGTCAGGTCACCGCATGCAGCCCTTAATGTGTTGCTCCAGTCAGCAGGTGCATTGATATGTAAGCAGTGGATGGTGGAGTTTGACAAAGCCCTGAAGGACAAAGGGCTATCGGAGTCATGTCAACAAGTAGCGTGGGTACATGACGAAATACAGTTAGAGACAAAGGAAGACATGGCTAATGAAATCGGAGAACTCGCAGTTGAATGTATCAAAAAAGCAGGAGAACACTTCAGCATCAGATGTGAACTCGATGGAGAGTACAACATCGGAGACAACTGGGCTGAAACCCACTAAACCTGATAGGAAGAAGTTTGACTTAGACTTAGCCTACGGTCAGATGCATGAAGACAAAGTGCTGGACATGCTGGAGAACAAAAAGATTGAGGTGAAGACAGAGCGTGGTATGTGGACTAGCACAGGTAACATAGCCATTGAGTTTGAGTCCTATGGCAAGCCTTCAGGAATTAATGCCACAGAAGCTGACTACTGGTTCCACAACCTAGCAGTCGATGATGATGTGTATTGTACTCTGGTATTCAAGACTGAGAACTTGAAGAAGATTGTGGAGAAGCTAGACAACCACCGCATTGTTAAGGGTGGTGACAACTGGGCATCTAAGATGTACCTAGTGAACCTCTCTAAGTTGTTCTCAACTGACACGCTAAAAATTTATAAACAACTATCCACTGAGGTAACAGATGAAAAGAACACTACTAATTGACGGTGATATTATCGTTTATCGATATGCCAGCACCGTTGAGCATGAAGTGGATTGGGGTGACGATGTGTGGTCACTCTGGTCTGATGCCAAAGAAGCTAAACAGTTAATCCTACAATACCTAGAACATCTGGTAGAAATGACAGCAGCCGATGATTTCATCTTCTGCTTCAGCGACAAGGATAACTTTAGGAAAGCAATTCTCCCTACCTACAAATCTAATCGGAAGGGCAAGCGCAAACCTATTTGCTACAAAGGCGTTAAGGCTTGGATTGAGTCTATGTATCAACACAAGACCATACCTAACCTAGAGGGTGACGATGTTATGGGCATACTTGCCACTAACGGAAGCATCGAAGGGGAGACTGTGATTGTGTCTGAGGACAAGGACATGAAGACAATCCCTTGCTTGCTATGGCGTAACGCAGAGCTAGAAAGAATCTCTGAGGAACAGGCTGACTACTTCCACCTTTATCAAACCCTAGTTGGTGACACTACCGATGGCTATGGGGGATTGAGGGGTGTTGGAGATAAAAGAGCCACAACCCTTTTAGAGGAACCCACATGGGAGACTGTAGTTGGTGCTTACGAGAAAGCAGGTTACACAGAAGAGGATGCGCTGGTTCAAGCTAGAGTGGCAAGAATTTTAAGAGCATCAGATTTTAACGCAGACAAACAGGAACCAATATTATGGACTCCATAGATGACATAACCCCAAGAGAGTGGGACAGAATTACACAATCTTGGAGAGCAACCGTTGCAGCTAAAGAGGCACAAGACGCTCTGGTTGAGAAGTGGGAGAACGCTAAGACTAATGATGCTCCAAAGAACTACCAGCCCATAGTCCCTTATAAGCTGCCTGAAGATGCTAAAGAGCGTAAGGCAATCCCTGTCTATACAGGCTTTATCAACTATTTCCCCAGAGCAATTGCAGAGGTCGCTAAGGTTTCTCTGGCTGGTGGCATACAGCACGGACAAACAGCAGAGACTCTCCATTGGGATAGACCTAAATCAGGCGATGAATTAGATGCCATGATGCGGCATGTCCTAGACAAAGACTGGGCGCAGGTCGCCTGGAGAGCGTTGGCTAACCTAGAGAAACACTTAGAACGAGAGGAGCAGAATTGATGGAGCAGTATCAGCAGTTTATTCACAAGAGCAGGTATGCTCGATGGTTGCCAGAGGAGGGCAGAAGGGAGACATGGGAAGAGACAGTCCAACGGTATGTGGACTTCTGGTTAGACAGGGAGCAGATAACCAAGGCAGAAGGTAAGAAAATATATAATGCAATATATAACCTAGAAGTCATGCCTAGCATGAGATGTCTAATGACAGCAGGGCCAGCCTTGGATAAAGACAATGTTGCAGGATTCAACTGTAGCTATCTGCACATAGACTCTCCCCGCAGCTTTGACGAGCTTATGTATGTACTAATGTGTGGTACAGGTGTGGGCTTCTCAGTCGAAAGACAGTTCATTAGCAAACTCCCTATAGTTGCTGAGACATTCCATCCCTCTGACACTGTGATTGTTGTGTCTGACTCTAAGATTGGCTGGGCTTCAGCATTTAGAGAACTGATTAGTCTGCTTTACGCAGGTAAGATTCCTAAGTGGGACATGAGCAAAGTAAGGCCAGCGGGAGCAAGGTTAAAGGTGTTTGGCGGTAGAGCCTCTGGCCCTGAACCCTTAATTGACCTGTTTAACTTCTGTGTTGGAATATTCCAGAAAGCAGCAGGGCGAAAGCTTACAAGCATCGAGTGTCATGACATTGTGTGTAAGGTAGCAGAGATTGTTGTATGCGGTGGCGTGAGACGTTCAGCGTTAATCTCTCTGTCTAATCTTACAGACGCACGAATGGCTAAAGCTAAGTCTGGTGACTGGTGGCGCAATGAAGGCCAACGTGCTTTGGCTAACAACTCTGTGTCTTATACTGA